ATTCGTAGGTTTGCGTCTGGTTTAGGTTGCAGCTATGAAACAATTTCTCGAGATTTTAGCGAAACGAATTACTCAAGTTCACGTTTAAGTTTGCTCGAAGATAGAGAGCATTGGAAAATGCTTCAAACATATTTTGTAGAAAATTTTCATCAACGTGTTTTTGAAGAATTTTTAGATGCTGCTGTTTTAGCGGGAGTTTTAAAATTACCAGATTATGAACTAATGCCAGAAAGATATATGAACCCTAGATGGCAGACAAGAGGTTGGAGTTGGGTTGACCCTAAGAAAGAAATAGAAGCTTTCCGTTTAGGAGAAGCTGCTGGATATTATACAAAGTCACAAATAATGAGTATGTTAGGAAAAGATTTTGATGACAACGTAGATCAAATTAGGGCAGAAAAAGAAACTTTAAAGGATGCTGGAGTACAATTAGACCTTGATTTAGACGGTTCAACGGCAATTAGTGGAGATTAAGAGGTTTTAATCTCCCATTGTATTAATTTTTCATTTGTAGCAAAACTGTTCATTATACTCGTTGCCATTTTGAATTTATCAATATCTACTTTATGATTTTTCTTGCTATTTTTTAATTGCTTACCCTCCCCGCTTCCAATCCAACAGCATCCTGATGTAACTACTTCTAATAAGTTGTTGTATTCTTCCTTAGTGCAAATAATTTTCATTTTTGCTCATTACAATTTATCATGGCTTGCCACTCAGGTGTCGCAAAAACTTTTTCACAATGACCATGAATTTTGTTTTTTAAATTATATAATTTTTCTCTTCTTTCTTTCCACTCGTATCTTGTATGAATATGTTGAATATCGTTACCAAGTTTAATGTCAACTTCATCAAGGCTATTAATAGTATCAGCTAAAATTTCAAGATCATTATTAAGCTCTAATAATTGATCGTCAATCATATCTTCAATAAAAATACATTCTTCAATGTTAATAGGTAAATTCATTTTTCCTCTTCACAATGCGGACAGCTTGGACTAATAATTTTTTTCTGCAACATAGAAGTCAAAAATAAAATAGCAACCATTGAGGGCGGTTGTTCTTCGCTTTTAAACATAATTTTTACATTGCTGTCTGGGAAGCTTATTCCATCATGTAAAACTAAAGATGTATTTTCTGCATCTTTTGGATTTTCAACTTGGCTAAAAATATAGCCATCTTCCCCATTACTCATGGTCACAGGGGTAGGGTTAAAATTCATAAAATCATAACCCATTTCAGTTAGTCCAGTTTCAAGATGCTGTATAAATTCAACAGTGTTTTTATGTGGTTTGAAACTTTCTAGTTTATCAACAGCCATTTAGCTACCTCCTAATCTGTAAGCTGCTCTACCGCTTACTTGTCTGTTAAGTCCAACATTACCTCCAGCACTTACTCCAGCTTGTGCAGCATTTCCATAAACACCGCCAAAACTACCTCTTGTGCCTGTTCTAGGGAACATTTGTTTCTGTAAAGCTAATGAAGCTTGGTACTCTTTTTTATTTTTATCTTGCAAAGCAAGTGCAGAAATATGTGTGTCGTTAATAGTTCTACCTTGCTCTTTATCTTGTTGCTTCATGTCATCTAATCTTGCTGCAACTTTGTAAGCCCAGCTTTTTTTGTAAATGTAGTTAAAACACCTGTCAACTTCTGTTTGTAATTTTTTATCTCTTTTAAGGTCAATTAACATTTGGTCTAACAAGTATTCGCAATATAAAATTATTTGTATCTTGTTTCCTTTTGTGGCAAAAACGTCAATCTCGCCCTGTCCTGTTAATACTTGTCCGTTAAAATAATCTGCAACCGCTTGCACAATAATTACAGTAGCAGGGTCAAGTCTTGTGTTTTTTGTTCTTCCTTTCTGGTCAACATATAACCAGTGAACCGCTTTATCATTTTCTGGGTCATAACTTTCCATTGCAAGGTTGCGTTCTAAATCTTGCATGGTCATATTTTGCTTGGCAAGTTGTTCGTGTAACTTGCGTTCTGCAACGGCTCTTTCTCCAGCATTGTTGCTGTCAGTTAGGTTTAGCAACTTAGCTAAAAAACTTGTGTCTCTCACAATAAATTCCTCAATGGGGTTTACAGTTCGGGGTATCATTCCCTCACTAATATCAGTATAGCATATATACTAAGTCTATGCAAGTTTCTATTTACCAAAATTGAAGTATTATGTTGTATATCTAACATTGATAAATGGCGAATGTAAACGGCACAGAAATTGACCTATATCCTACTGCTGGGATGAAAACTGCTGCTAAAAGATATAAAAAATGGAAGAGTGAAGGCAAGAAAGGTGGAACTCAAGTCGCTGCTGTAAGAGCTTCTCAAATAATTAGTGGTAGAGAATTATCAGTTGACGTTGTTATGAGGATGCACTCATTTTTTGCAAGGCATGAAGTTGACAAAAAAGCTGAAGGTTTTTTTAGTGGCGAAGATGGATTCCCAAGTGCAGGGAGGGTGGCATGGGACGCGTGGGGAGGGGATGGAGGTTTTAGTTGGAGTAAACGTAAATCTGCTTCGATAAAAAAAGCTAGAGAAAGATTTGATAATGGAGAGTTTGTTGAGGAAAGACCTTATCCAAATGAACACGCTGCAAGAATACGCAGACCAGAACAATATGATACTTTTCGCAGAGTTAAAGATAGAGGTGGGGAGGGTATTGATTTTATTTTTGGTATAAAGGAAGATATAGATGAAGTTGAACTTCAATCTATAAGATTTAAGCTTAGTATGTTCTCGGCTACAGAAGCTCGTACTTGGTTACGAGAAAACGAGTACAATGCTATTAAGTTTGAACCAGCAACTAACGAAAAAACTATGGAAGAAAAACTATTGGAATTGCCCCCAGAACAAAAAGCTGCACCTGATGAACTTAAAGTAGGAGATTTTGTTTCTTGGAATGCCAGTGGTGGCAGAGCTAGAGGAGCTATTGAAAGAATTGTTAGAGATGGAAAAATTGATGTTCCAAGTAGCTCTTTTGTGATCAATGGCACAAAAGATGACCCTGCTGCTTTGATTTGTATTTATCGTAAAGCTGCAAATACGGCTGGATATAATAAAACCGATATTAAGGTTGGTCACAGATTCAGCACATTAACAAAAATAGATGATTTACCTTTAGCTGAAGATTATGACGATAAAGGTTATGGATATGATGATGATAAAAAGAAAAAAGATGAAGAAATATCACAAAATAGAAAATTAGATTTAAAAAAATTAGTTCAAAGAAATAAAGGCGAATCATTAATACAAACTAGAGAATTAAAAGCACAAATTGAGTCAGATGGAAATGAACTTTATATGAGCTTTTCGTCTGAAGAACCAGTACAAAGATATTTCGGTACTGAGGTTCTTTCACACGATCAAACTGCTGCTGATTTAAGTCGTTTAAATAATGGTACTGCTCCATTCTTATGGAATCACAATAGAGATGAAGTTCTAGGAGTAGTTCAAAAAGCGGAAATTGGAGAAGATCGTAGGGGTTACGCAAGCATCAAATGGAGCAGAAATGCTAATGCAGCAGAGAAACGTACAGATGTTGAAGATGGAATTATCTCACAGGTTAGTTTTGCTTATCAAATAAATGAAATTGAAGAACGTGGCGATCAAATGGTCGTGACAAAATGGAAGGCTATGGAGGTATCTTTGGTTTCAGTGCCAGCAGATTCCTCAGTCGGTATAGGGCGAAGTCTAGAAGAAAAGGATAGTATTGAAACAACCACATCTTCTGAGGTTGGATTTTCTCCTCCAAAAGAAGATGCAACTTCACTTGAGCAATCAAGAGAAGCTTTGACGGCTAAAGCTCCGTCAGCCAGTAAACCCTTATCTCCCTCAATAAACATGGAGCAAAAACCAGATACGGAAGCTGCAAGCAAAGCCGTTGAAGCAGAGCAAAAACGCAGTGAGCAAATAATTGTTGCTGAAAGGAATCGCAGTAGTGCGATCTCAGCAATGGGCGAGAAATATTCTTGTCCTGATTTAGCAAGAAAGCTAAATACAGAAGGTGCATCAATAGAAGATGCACGAAACGCAATCAACAACCATAGGGAGGAACGTCTTAACAACGTGGAACAACATCAAATTCAAAAATCTTCAGAAGTTGGCTTAGACCAAAAAGAAGTAAAACAGTTTTCATTTGTAAGAGCTTTACACGCTTTAGCTAACCCAAGTGACAGACAGGCTCAAGAAGATGCTGCTTTTGAACGTGAAGTTTCTGAAGCTGCACAAAAAACTTACGGCAAAGCTGCTGGCGGTATCTTAGTTCCTAACGAAGTCCTAAAAAGAGACTTAACTGTTGGTTCTGCAACTGCTGGAGGAAACCTTGTAGCAACTGAACTTCTTTCTGGCTCATTTATTGAGATTTTAAGAAATAAGATGGCAGTTATGGCTGCGAATCCAACAATGTTGACAGGACTCTCTGGTAACATTTCAATTCCTAGACTTACCCAGACTGCAACTGGATATTGGGTAGGAGAAGGTTCTGCTCCTTCAGAATCACAACAGGCTTTTGATCAAGTCAACATGACTCCAAAAACTGTTGCTGCTTTTGTTGATTACTCAAGAAGATTATTACTTCAATCTTCCATAGACATTGAAACAATGATTAGGGATGACCTAGCAAAAGTTATTGCAACAAAGCTAGACCATACTGCAATCTATGGAACAGGTAGTTCAAACCAGCCTTTAGGTATCAAAGATACAACTGGAGTTGGAACTCAAACTATTTCTACATTCGGTACTTTTGCTGAATACATTGGAATGGAAACAGACGTTGCCGCAGCTAACGCTGATGTTGACAATATGTTCTATCTAATTAATGCTTCTGCTAGAGGTGCATTGAAGAGTACAGAAGTTGCATCAAATACAGGTAAATTCGTATTTGAAGATGGCGAGATTAATGGCTACACAGCTATTACTACTAATCAGCTTGCAAATAATGACGCACTGTTTGGAGATTTCTCACAGTTTGTTATTGGTATGTGGTCTGGTCTTGACTTAACTGTTGACCCTTATGTTGGAGCAACAAGCGGTAATGTAAGAGTTATTGCACTACAAGACGTTGACTTTGCTGTTAAGCAAGCTGGAGCTTTCTGTTTCGGTACTTAATAAGCATGAAAGTATCGCTGCTTAGAGCAACAATGATAGCTGGCACTCCTGAGAGTGCTGGTTCTATCGTTGAAGTTGAACAACATATTGGCGATATGCTTATTGGAATCGGCAAGGCTGAAGCTTATGTGGAAACTTGTGAAGCACCAATAGCAGAGCCAGTTGTTGAAGAAACTGTAGAGTCAAACGACTTTGCATCTATGACTAAAGCCCAACTTGAGGATTTCGGTCACACTATCGGTTTAGAACTCGATAGAAGATTAAACAAAACTACGCTTATTCAACAAATTGAAGAAGCTATTTCAACAAACGAGGTAACTTAAAATGTCTGTTTTACAGCAGAATTTAGAAAAACTTACTGTCGTAGCTGGTAAAGCAACTGGGGCTGTCACAAGTACAGCAACAAGTTCAGCTATTGACTTGCTTGAATATGATGGAGATGTACTTTTAGTTCTTGACAGTGCTGCTGGTACTGGAACAAGTCCAACTTTAGACATCAAAATTACTGAGTGTGATACTACTGGAGGAACTTACACAGATTTATCTGGTGCTACTTTTACTCAAGTAGTTGATGCTGCTTCAATGCAAACACTTGTTATAAGTAAAGACAGTGCAGAACGATTTATAAAAATTGTTCAAACAATTACTGGCTCTACACCTTCATTTACTTTTAGCGTCAATTTGATTGGTGTTAAGAAGTATAGTTAACAAAAAACACAGCCCTTTCACAAGGGCTTTTTCTTATGGCAATAACTGATGTTCCAAATACTTACCTTCTTGATTTTGGTCAAGATGTTACTTTTAGTGGAACTACAGTAAAAGGAATTTTAGATATGCCAGATGAGATTGTCGCTGGCGATATGGTTGTAATCACAGATTATTTATTAACAGTAAAAACTTCAGATTTTTCTAGTGTTTCATTAGGCGATACAGTTACAACAAGTTTAAGTGGTTCATCAACAGCATTTGAAGTAAGAACAAAAAGAATGATTGATGATGGAACTTTTTCACAAATAACACTTAGCAAAACATGACGACAAAAAGAGAAACAATATTAGCTCAATTAAAAACACAGTTAGCAAATACTACTGGAGTTGGAACTCGTATTTACAGAAGTCGTGTTACCCCTGTAGATAGAAGTGAAGGAAAAGTTTTGATTATTGAACCAATATCTGATAGTTGTGAAGTTGAAGCCAATCGTTTTAAATGGACTCTTAATGTAAGGCTAAGTGTAATTGCAAGAGGTTCAGCATCACAAACTGTTGATCAAGCTGCTGACCCTACAGTTCAATCAATACATTCAAAAATTGTTACAGACCTTTCTCTTGGTGGTAACGCAATAGATATTACTCCCCGCAATGTTTCTTTTGATTTAATTGATGGCGACCAACCTAGCGGAGTCGTCAGTTGCGAGTATATTATTATATATCAGACATCAACTACTGATTTATCCACATAAATGACGCTATTATGGAAGATAAGTATGCTGGTCAGGGAGGTTCATACATTCTTGACCCCAAAACTGGTAAGAAAAAGCTGATTCGGCAAACTTTACCAGCCCAACCAACTGAATCTCAACTAGAGGAAACTTCAAATGCCAAAGAGGACTAGATTAAGAGCTTTACTTTGTAAAGACGAAAGCTCATACGGCTCAGACCCTACTGCTACAGGGTCAGCTAATGCTATTTTATGCACTGAACTTTCTATTGAGCCTATTCAATCAGATGAAGTTTCAAGAGATTTAATTCGTAGTTATTTAGGAAATTACGACACACTTTTAGCAAATACTCGAGCACAGGTAACAATAACTGTGGAAATGGCGGGAAGTGGTGCTGCTGGTACTGCTCCACATTATGCACCACTGTTTACTTCATGTGGTATGGCTCAAACAGTTGTGTCGTCAACTTCTGTTACATACGCTCCAGTAAGTAGTAGTTTTGATTCATGTACTATTTGTTATAACGCTGATGGCATACAGCACAAATTGACAGGATGTAGAGGGACTTATAGTTTGAATTGTGAGACAGGTTCAATCCCAACCATAACTTTCGTTATGACAGGATTGTATAATGCTCCAACAGACACAACAATGCCAACCTGTACTTTCCAGAACCAAGCAGACCCGCTTGTGTTTAAAAATGGAAATACAAGTGCGTTCCAATTTCAAAGTTTTGCGGGTGCTTTACAGTCGTTTACATTTGATATGAATAATGAGATTGTTTACAGAGAACTCGTTGGTGGAACGAAAGAAGTAATGATAAATAATAGAACTCCTAGTGGAACTGTTCAAATAGAAAATGTTGCTTTATCAGCTAAAAACTATTTCACAAACGCAACATCAAACACAAGTGGCAATAATACCTTCCTTCATGGAACAACTGCTGGAAATAAAATAACAGTTCTAATGTCAAAGGCAAACATCACTGCTCCAGCTTATGCTTCTGTTGATGATATTGATATGTTAGATCTTGCTTATACAGCAGTTCCAACAAGTGGAAATGACGAAATTTCAATAGCCTACACTTAAATATCTATTTACTTTTAGTCATTAAGGGTTAGACTGTGCGTTACATAGTCTAATATTTTATGGCACTTGTAATTAACAAAATTAAATCATTTAGATGGAGTGTTGAATTTGAATACCCAGATGATGATGAAATTGTACAGGTAAAATTTAAAGCAATTTTTAAAAGGATGCCCCAAAAATACATTACAAAAATGGCAAAATTGGCAGCAGTAAAAATTGATAAAAACGGAAAAGAAATACCTTCTGATTTTGACCCTTCTCCAATGGCAAATGAAATCTTAATAGGTTGGGAAGAAGTAAATCAAGAAGATGAAAATGGAGTTGAAGTGCCACTTGAATTTAATAAAGAAAATAAAGAAGCTTTTTTAGAAATACCAATGATGACTTCTTTTTTAGTTATGTCCTACTATGAAGGTATAACAGGAAATAAATTAAAAAACTTACAGGGGCAGTAGATCACTTAATTCAAGGGTCAGTTGAAGATTTTTCACATGATGATGCTGCTGTCCTAAACATTAAAGGACTACCACAAAAAGAAATAAAAAAAGATTTTGAAGTTTGGGAAGAGCATTGGGAATCAGTAATGATATTCATAAAAATGATGACTCAATGGAGAACAACAATGGGAGGTGTGATCGGTTTAGATTATTCTGTTTTACAAATGATGTTTGAGTTGTATGATGTAAGTAATAAAACTGATACATTAGAAGATATACAGGTCATGGAACGTCATGCAATTACGTTATTAAATAAGGAGAAAAAATAAATGGCATTAAATTTAGACACTACTTTTAAACTGAAAGCAAAAGTTGAAGGTGCAAAAAGTGTAGATAATTTTAAAAAACAACTTAAAGGATTAGATACAAGCTCAAAAATGAGCAAAGTCCAGTTGGGTAAGATGAACATAGAAATAAATAGAATGGCGAGGGCTGCTGGCAATACAACAAGAGGATTAAGACAACACATAAAAGCACTACAACTTTTGAGAGATAGAACAGATATTGGAGGTAGAGCATACAAAAGATTAGGTGGACAAATTGATAATTTAAAAAGAAAATTAAAAGGCTTAGATGGACAGGCTGCAAGCACAGGAACAAAACTTGCATCTATGCTTGCAACAGTTGGTGTTGGTCGTGCTATTCGTGGGGTTGTAAGGGGTGCGTCAACTTATGAGGAAGAAGTGAAAAAAACTGCTGCGATAGAAGGCGGTGGTGCAAACTTTTCACAAATTGATGAAAGCATAAGAGCCACTGCTCAAGTTGCTGCTGGCACACCTCAAGAAGTTGCAGAATTAGCAACTGCTTTGGCAAGGGCTGGTTTCAACGCAGATCAAATTAGCGGGTCATTAAATGGAATAGTTTTAGGTGCGGAAGCAACATCTACAAGTTTTGCTGATATGGGTTCAATAGTTGCAAATAATATGAACGCTTTTGGACTTGAAACTAAAGATACAAAAGCTTTGGTTGATATTTTAGTGGCTTCAGCTAACAATGCGAATCAAACAGTAACAGATTTAGGAGAATCTTTAAAATATGCTGCTCCAGTTGCAAAAACTTTTGGACTTACAGTTAACGATACTGCTGCGACAATAAGTCTTTTAGCACAAGCTGGAATAAAAGGAAGTGAAGCTGGTACTGCCTTAAGAAGTGGTTTATCACGATTACAAATAGCTGCAAGCGGAACAAAAGGTGAACTTTTAGGTATAACTCGTGGGAGTCAAATGTTGACAAAAGCAATGACCGCTTTAGGTGCTGATATTTTAGATACAGAAGGAAATCTTAAACCAATGGATGAAGTTATTTTATCTTTAAAACATAATTTACAAGATTTTGATTCTGGTCAAAAAGCTGAAATATCAAAAGCTTTATTTGGTCAAGAAGCTGGTTCAAAATTCTTAGCATTACTAGGTAGAAGTGAT